TAAAGTATTGTTCTAATTATACTTCCAGCACTATATTGATTATTTGGTGTACTTGGTGTACTTGGTGTACTTGATGTACTAGATTGGTTATTTGTTGTATTTATATTACCCATTTATATATATATACATTATAATGAGAAAAATTATATATTTATTATTATCTATTACGATGTTTATTAAAAGATAATAAGGTAGTTACAGCAAAATATAATAAAAAACACGGTGGACAACAACAGGCAAATACTAAATACACTATATTATGTCTCCGTATAGATTCATAAATACCTAATAATAATGTAATACTATAAAATACTGTACTAATGATAGATGTCGTTTTATTTAGTCTCAGTAATGTAAATATATTATATTTTTTATATAGTGTAAATATATTATAATTTTTATATAACGAAACTATATTTCCCATTTATATTATATATATATATATAATATAATGACAAAACTTAATATTTTTTTACATCACAGAGATTTACGTTATGAAGATAATACAACAATGATATTACAATATAAACAAGAAAAAAATATTACTCCATTTTTTATATTTGATCCTATACAAATAGAACCTGCATTAAATAGTTATTTTTCAAATGCATTAGTACAATTTATGATAGAAACATTAAAAGAATATAATATCAGATTAAAAAAGAAAGACGGTGAATTATATTATATGTATGGTTCAACACTTGAAGTTTTAGAATATATAAATAAAAAAATTGGTATAAATTCAATTGGATTTAATTATGAATATACCCCTTTTGGTAAAAAACGTGATGATAATATTAAAAAATTTGCTACTGAAAATAATATTAAAATTTATTGTGAAGAAGATATATTATTATATGATATTCTTAACGAACAAACATTAAATCCCAAAAATGGTAAGCCATTTTTAGTTTATACTCTATATTTTAATTATTTACATAATAATTTAAAAGTTAGACAAATTAATAATTTTACACAATTCAAATTTCATAAAAATAATGCATTATTAAAAATAAAATATTATTTTGATAATTTAGATTCATTATATAGTATAAATAAAAATATAAATGTTAATGGTGGTAGATATGAAGCACTTAAAATTTTAAAACATTTAAAACAATTTAATAAATATGTTGAATTTAGAGATCAATTATCATATAAAACAACAATGTTATCGGCATATATAAATTTAAATGTTGTTTCAATTAGAGAAGTTTATTATAGAATAGTTAAAACATTTAATAAAAATCATGGTTTAATTAGAGAATTAATTTTTAGGGATTATTATCATACAATAATTCATAATTTTCCACGTGTAATTCATAATAATTTTTATCCTAAATGTGATAATATATTATGGTCTAATGATGTTAAGCATTTTAATGCGTGGTGTAATGGGCGTACAGGATACCCTCTAGTTGATGCATCTATGAAACAATTAACAGTTAGTAATTATATGCATAATCGTATGCGTATGTTAGTTGCATCATTTTTAATTAAAAATTTATTAATTGATTGGCGTAAAGGAGAAAAGTTTTTTGCTCAAAATTTGGTAGATTATAATATATATAATAATTGGGGGGGATGGACTAATATAGCAGATTGCGCCCCATCAGCTCAATCCTTTTTTCGGGTATTTTCACCAGAAGCTCACAGTCGTAAATATGATAAAAATTGTGAATATATAAAAAAATGGTTACCAGAATTAAAAGATGTTCCTAATGAAGATATACATTCTTGGGAAATTAGTCACATAAAATATCTAAAAGAAAATATTATATATTATCCACCAATTGTTGATTTTAAAAAATCAAAAGCTAAATTTATAAAAATATATAAAAATATATAAAATATATAAAAAATCAAAAACTAGATTTATAAAATATATAAAAACTAGATTTATAAAAAATCAAAAACTAGATTTATAAAAAAATATAAAAATATATAAAAAATATATTTTCTAATTTAATTTAATATGGACGTCCAAGAATCTATAATGTATTTAGTGGTTTCTCAGTTAGTTTTATTTGTTTGGTATTATTTAACACTACCTGGATCAGTTTTAGTTAGTGATAAATCTAAATCTAATAAACCTTCATTATCTATTGCTCTTCAACATTTTGTTCTATATCAATTACCATATTATTTACTACTTATTTTTTTAATGTATTATATTAAAAATAATAATAATTTAGTATGCGAACAACTTAAACAGCTAGGTTCTGATATAAATAATGTTTGTCCAAAATAAAGTAATTAATTATATCACATCCAATAAAAATTGATTTATATAATTATTGACATATAATTATATATACAATGATGCTAGAACAGAACCAAGAACATAATGAAATTGTTAATATGTATATTACCCGAGATAAAAGAATGAATATTGAACCCAAAAAAGCCATAATAGACCATTTAGAAAAGTTAGGATATTTATATATAGATATTCAAAATGAAATTACAGCTTTTATTAAATTTAATTATAAAAAAAATATTGATAGTTTAAATTTTATTAGTTATAATGATTATAATGATGCTTTTATTAACTCTCCAAAGTATGATGAATTTAAATCATCCATTCAAAATAGAATTAATAGAAGTGTTAAATTATCCAGTTTTAATGGAACAACATTAATTGAAGATTTTTATAATAATTGTACTGTTGATGAATTATTATATTTAGGATATTAATATATTATTTTATAATTAAATTTACTTTATACATTTAATTAATGTGGTTTGAATTTACTAGTAATACTATTAAATTAATTAATAATAATGATATTATTATTAATAATTTATTCATTAACAAAATAAAAGATATTAGAAATAATATTAATGATATACCAGATATTGAATATAAGATTATTGAATATAAAATATCAAATAAAAAATTATTAAAATTAGCAAATACTGATTGGGTTATTGATAATTTAGATTGGTCTGATTTAACATATGATGTTAATATTAAATGGTCTAATAATAATATATTTATAAAAACTACTAGGAAAAAATTTATAAAATTTAAAAAAAGATTAAATCAATTTTTAAAAATAATAACTTATATTAAAGGTTCATCTGTTATTGATGTTAATTTATATATGGTTTTAACACCACTAAAAAAGAAAGTAGAATTAAATAAAGTAATTGCACCCAAACATATAAATAGTGGTTATACTAATACAAAGCTACGAGAAATATTTATTTGGCGGGAAGAAGAATTTGAAAAGGTATCATTTCACGAGTTAATTCATTTGTTTGATAAAGATCATAGACATGAAACAATAGATATACCAATAAATATAAATGGTCCTACATCATTTTTTGAGGCTATTACTGATTTTAAAGCAATTATATATAATATTATTTATTTATCATTAATTACAAATAAAAAAATAAAAAGTATATTAAATTATGAAATTAAATTTATTTATAATCAAGCTAATTTTATAGCCTGTCATTTGAATAAAACAAGTAATAATATAATAATACAAAAATCACCGGCATATTCTTACTTTATATTAAAAAAATTTATATTTGAATATTTTATTAATACTAATATAGTATTTAATGAAATATTATTTGATGATATATTTTTACACCTTTGCACATTTAAAACGCCGATTTAACGACTAAAAAATATACAAAAATATAAAAATTTGGTTATAACACATCGTGAAATGTGTATGAAGTCTCAACTACTGCGACAAAATACTTCTGGTCTTTTACCAGTGTTAAATATAGATTTTACTATTTTTAACATATTTTGCACAGCGTTTTTATCTCTGTTATGGAATATTTCGCTTTTATGCTTAATAGATTGACATCTCAATATTCCATGACATAAGTCTGTTTCGCATTTTCTTTTTGGTTTTTTACTTGGCTTTTCTAAAAACTTTTCTATTTCTTCATTACAACAATTACAAAGTTTTGATGTTCTAAATTCATTTACCAAATATGTTTTATAACCTGCATTTCTAAATATTCTTCTAAATTTCTTACATATTGTAGGTTCTTTTCCTTTCATATTATTATCACCTTTATCATAATCACCAATAACTAATATAGTTTTATTAGGCTTACCATATTTATTTTCAAAATTTTTAATCATTTTACTTTCACTTTTTTGTGTATTTGTAAAAGCATTTAATTTAAATTTTCTAAAAAATGATTTTTCATAATGAGTATAAAGTTGATTATTTATTTTATTCTTTTCAATACAATATAATTTAAACTTTTCATAATTACAACTTTTTGAATTAAGATTAGACAATGTTGTTTCTAAATCTTTAATACTTTTATCATCTATAAAAGTTTCTTTATTAACCTTATCAATAATTTTATTGTATTTTTTATTTCTTGTTTCCAATCTTCTTTGATTTTGTGTATATCTAAATGTTTCTAATTTATCTTCCTTATTATAAGAACCAAAATACAACAAATCACTCAATCCGGGATCGGCACAAACCACCTTCATATTTTTTAGTTCTTCTGTAATCTCTGTTTTTTCAATATAATTAATATTTTCTTCTTGACAACATTTTTTATTTTGATATGTTTTTGACATTGGCTTACCATTTACATCTACACGAATAAATAGAATACATACTGAAATACCATCTGTTCTTATCATATGACTAAATGTATATTTTTTACCTTTCTTAAATACTCTTTTTGATAAATCAAAAAATTTACTCCATAATTCATTATATTTATTTTCTTTTTTGTATGTTTTTAAATATTCACTTGTTGCTTCATCACCTAAAAAATTACTAATTAATGCACAAGTATCAATACAAATATTTTTAGGGATAATATTGGTTCTTAATGGTAATACATTAAACATTCTTATTTGTTTTTCTTCTTTTTCTATTTTTATATTATTAAGTTTTTCTAATTCATTACAAATATATAACATTGAATGTAAAAAGTATTGTGTATTTGATTTAAGTTCATAATAAATATTATTTTCTTCAAACTTTATTTTATTTGGAAATAATTTAATTCTTTGTTCTGTTATCCATTTATGATATTTTTCATTACTTGTTAAAGTATCAAATGAAACTAAATCTTTTTTAATTTTGTTTATATCTTCATATAATGCTTTATGTAATTGCTTTCTTAATTCTTTATCTTTATTTGCTTTCGTTATTTCATCACGCTGTTTTTTAACATCAAATACAATATTGATATATTTATGAAGATGGTCTATAAAATGTTCTTGAATATTATTATTAATATTTGTAATCATGTCAATTGCTTCATACGCCAAAATATAACTTAATTTATCATAATAAAGTGTTTCATCTTTAATAATAGTTTTAGAATAATGTTCTTTATAAAATGTTGTTAAAATTTTTAATTGTTCAGGCATATTATCATCTCTATAACCTCCAGAATTGCATTTTCTTTTAGTAATTACCTTAAAAATATCACAAATAAATTCTTTATCTAATGTTGTAAAAGGTTGATTATTATGAAACAAATGAATAAAATATAATTTCAAAAATTGGTAAGAATGAACTACAATTTTATTTGTTCTTGAAACTAATTCATTAATAATAGGATTAATATTATTATCTTTTAGAACATTCTTAATATTATCCTTATTTGTTTTCATAAAATCAAAATTTTCTTCATCTTTTTTCTTTTCTTTAACTTTCGGTTTTGATTTTTTCATATCTATATAATATTACTATATATTTTATTTTTAAATAGTTTAACGCATTAAAATTTAATTATAAAAAAATTAAAATAATTTATTATATCTCCATTGTATTATAATGGAAACACTTATTATTCATATTTCTGGTGCATCAGGTTCCGGCAAAACAACATTAGGCAACAAACTAAAAGAACATTTCAAAAGTAAAATTGTAGTAAAAGATTTAGATATTTTAAGAGATGAACATATTAAGAAAACATATAACACTTCAAAAAATTGGTCTATTGATGAAGTAAAATATCAAAAATTTATTGATGATTTCATAAACAAACAAAAGAAACCTATTATATTTGTAGGATTAAATGATAATATACTTGGAACAAAAAATATTTATTATAATGTTCATTCACAATATAATTTCTATATAGATATTGATGATAAAATTATATTAAAACAAAAATGTATTCGTTTTATAACTGATGATTTACCATCACACTTAGATAATCAGGTAATAAATGATATAATGAATAATAATGAATTTTTTATAAAACAAATAACAAATTTAATAAAAAGAGAATGTAGTATGAAAGAAATGGTAAAATTAAATAAAAAATGGAAAAAAGATTATAAAAAACAAGGTTATACATTTATGTCAAGAGAAAATATTTATAAGTCTGTTGTAAAGATATTAAATAATAATTTATAATTATCTTTCATTTTTTATTAAATTTTGTATATATTTAATAATTTGTTTTGCTGGTTGTATATTATTAAAAATATCGTGTGTTTTATTTATTAATATTATTGAGTTGCATAAATAAACTTTAATTTTTTAACATATAGATCATTTCAGCGGTAAAATAGATATTTTATCTTTACTTATTACAGATCACTTAATTTTTTGAAAATATGTGCATATTTTTTAGTATAATTAGTTTGTCCTTTAGTATATTTTTCATTTTGTTTTACATCTTCAAATAATTTTTTAAAATCAGCATTATATTGTTCTTCTGTATATTTATGTGTTTCTATATCTTTTGTATTCTCTAACATATTAGCAAAATGAGATGTTTTTTTATATATTGGGTTTTCATTAAGATAATCATTAATTAGATAATGATGATATTTGGGGTCAATATATTTTAATACCAAATCGTAATTGATAGGATTACAAAGAAATGGCTGACAATGAGTATCACAATTTGGACAAATATTTTCATGATCATTAATAAATATAAATGTAATTTGTTTCCAATATGTATTACATTTACAACATTGATATGGTGTATTTTCCTTTGATATAAATGTTTGAATTTGCTTCCATTCTAATTCACATTTTTTGTATTCTTCTTCTTTCCAATAATTGCGAATATGTGTAAAAGTTTCCTCCATTTTGTTATTTAACATTATATATTGATTTAAACTATTTAAATAAATTTAAATCAATTTTTTATTTATTATCTTGTTGTGTTTTTAATTTTGCTTTACGATTTAGATATGCATTATGTCTCCATTCTTTTAATTTTTCTGGATTAGTTTCTTTTATTTTCTCCATATAATTTTTTGCTTTTTCTTTTACTATATCACTATTTTTTTCATAATATTTTTTATTCCGTGTTGGATTTGTATATGATTTTAGTTTTTCTTGTAATTCATTATTTTTAGTTTTAAGTTCTTCAATTTCAAGTTTTAATTTATTTATTTCTTCATTCATTATATATTTACTATAATAATATTATAACATAATTTTAAATATTTTATGCTATAATATTAAATATAAATGACATCAAAACATAAAAGTGAGGATTATAAATTATCTGCTGTTGAATACTATTTAGTTGGTGATAAATCACAAGTAGAAGTATGTGAAATTTTTAAATGCAGTCCAAGAAGTTTAATGAGATGGATTAAAAAATATGAAAAGGAAGGATGAAATAAAAAGAGAAAATAGAAAACCAGTTGCATACAAAGTCCATAAAGAACATGTTAAATTTTTATTAGATGAAATCAATAAAAATAAAACTATTACTATGACTGAATTAAAGCATAAATTGAAAGATAAATTCAATATTGAATTAAGTAGGTTTCATATTAATAGAATTGTAAATGATAATAATATAACATTAAAAATAACAAGAATACGTCATGAACCTGAAAAAAGATTTGGTAAAGAAATAAATATAAATCAAAATTTAAAAGAATTTTATGATGAAATTAAAAAACATAAATTAGAAGATATAATATGTATAGACGAGACATCTATAAGCAGTCTTCAAAAAAGAAGTCATTGTTATAGTGAATTAGGTAAAAGATGTGTAATAAAAACTCAATCACAAGAAGTCTTCAAAAAATATACTGGTATATTTGCAATTTCTTATAATGGTGTTTTAGGTTGGGATTTATATGATAAAGGTGGAATTGATAGTGATAGATTATATGAATTTTTAGAAAAATATATAACTAAAAAATACAAAAATAAATTAATTATTTTGGATAATGCAAGTAGTCATAGAAACGCTAAAATAAAAGAATTAGTAAATAAGCATAATACATTATTATATAGTGTTCCATATCAACATTTTACAAATTCAATAGAAAATTATTTTAGTATGATGAAATCCAGATTACAGAAATTAGATGGATTAACTCACAAAGAATTAAAAACTAATATAGAAAAAGTCATTAAAGATATACCAAAAGAAAAGTATGAAAATATAATTAAAGGAACTTATAATAGAACAGAAAAAAATCATAAGATACCTTCTAATAGAAAAAAAACATTAAAAAATTATTTATAATTTGCATATTTAAAAGTCGGCGTTTTAAATGTGCAAAGGTGTAAAATCCATAAATTATAGTAAATTAATTAAATTAATATCAATTTATGAGTTAAATGAGTTAAATGAATTTATTGATTTTAATTCGGCACGTATGACTTTATTTGAATTGTTATAATACTTCGTTATTTTCTGTTTCTATTTTTATTTCTTTTTTCTTGGGATCACCATATATATCCGCTAAAAATGTATGATAATTTATAATAATATGACCTTCAGTAAGACCAAATAATATTGCAGTTTCATTATCTAGTATTGTTTCATTTTCTTTTGTTAGTCCTAGTTCTTTAAATTTATTAGTTAATAAACTTAATACCGTTGAACGTAATGTAGTTTCTGGAATTTTAAGGAACTTCATTAAACTAGCTGGAACTGGTTTTGCATCTCTATATATACCGGCTAAAAAGTTTTGACAATCTCTAAAACCAATAATATGACCTACTGGCAAACCAAAAAGATTTGCAGTTTCTTTATCAAGTATTGTATCCTGTCCTTTTTTTAGTCCTAATTCTTTAAATTTATTATTTAATAGACTGAATACTTTGGGTCGCATTAATAGGGTATCTTCTGGAATTTTAAGAAATTTTATTAATATAGATGGAACCGCATTTTCTTTTAAAATTCCACTTTGTGATTTATTAATTCGTTTCTTCTTTTCTTTTCTAGCTTTATTACATCCATCAATATATATTTTAGGGAATAATACTAACAGTTTATTTTTTTGTTTTCTAATTACATTTTTTCTTTTTTCTTTAATAATTAATTGTTTATTAAGTTCTGATACTTCAGATTCTAATTGTATCTCTTCATTAATAATATTTGTTATTTCTAAAAACATTTCATCAAATGATAACTTTTTAAGTTTTTCTTTTAATGTTTCCTTTTTACCTTTATTATTTATTTCGTGTTCTTCCATACATACGTTTGATTCATCCGCAGATGCATATTCAATATACGAATCATCATCACTATCAGATGATTCATCACATGAAACATCTGAACCATCTATTTCTGTTTCACTATCAGAGTCAGAACTGACTGATACGGCTTCTAATTGTTCTTGTAATTTTGCTTTTTGAATTTTAGCTTGTTTAAGTTCTTTTTTTAATTTATTATTAATATTGTTAATGGTTTCCATTATAAGTTATGAATAGGTATTAATATAAATACTTATCAATTTTTTAAATGCTTTTAGATGATAAAATTTAAATGCTTTTAGATGATATTATTTATTTAATGGAATTTAATCTTTTTAAATTATACAATTTTTATATAATTTAAAAGGTTACTAATATATTATTTTTTACTTTAACATTAGACATTTTATGGCATGTCATATTATTTAAAATTTTTAAATTATTTTTTTTATAAATTTTATTCTTTTTAATTTTAATATCTAGTTTTATTTTTTTATTTTTATTCATATCATTTTCTATAATATCTTTATTTTTATTAACATATTCTAAAATATTTTTAGAAATAAACCATTTAAAAAAATTTAATTGTCCTATTGTTGTTATAACCCATGAACCACCAATACAATATGGTATTCTTAAACCTCGTGCAAAAGGATCAAAATTTTTTTTTTGAAAAGATTTTAATTGTTGTTTATATGATTGATATATATTAAATGTATCTTCATTTATTTTATAATTTATTTTATTTTTTTTAGAATATTTAGTTACAAAATAATCTATTAAACGTATTGATATCTTTGAATTTGAACTAATTATTGTTATAAAATCATTAATATAATTTAATGTATTGTAAAATATTTCAACTGATTTTAATAACATATTTTCTTGGGAATTTATTTGAATTAATGCAAACATCTTATTATTTAATTCAATATTCATTTTATATAAAATAATAAGTTATAAAACCTTTAAATATTTAAATATTAATCATTCATAATAAAATTATTTATATTTAATTCATTATCATCAGAAGTTGTAAGAGAATAACTTGGTATATCAAATTGTATATTTTTAATAAATAGATTATTTTCTGTTTTATTTTCTTCTGTTTCTTCTAAAAATTTATAATCATATAATTTAGCTTCATTGTATGTAATATTAATATTTATTGGTCTTACTAATAAACCAAAATTATTATTTTTTATCCATATTGCATATATTTCTAATATAACTTTAGCTTGGGTAACATCAACATCAATATCATTAAAATCTAAAATTAAATCACCGTTTAATGATACTACAGTTTTTAATGATTCGTTATCAAATATTTTTAATTTTATAGTATTATTATCTTGTATAATCCGTTGATAATTAATTGTTGATTTATCAACTAAATGTTTAAACCATTCATCCGCATTATTTTTACCTATATTAATTATATGATCATCTAGTTTATTTAAAAATTCAATTAATTTAGTATTATTAATTTCATATTCAATTTCATTACTACTTATAATATTATTATTAATTAATTTAGATAACTGAATAACAAAATTATTAGTTTTATTATCTTTGTATTTTAAAAAAAATATTTGTTTATTATTAGTTGTTTTTGTTTTTTTTATAATAATGTTTTTAAAATCTATTATTTTAATATTATATGGTTCTAACATATTAAAATAATATAATATTTATCGTTTAAATATTTATTAAATAAATTTTTTACTTTTTATTAAATAAATAATTTACTTTTTATTAAATAAATAATTTACTTCTTACCTTTAGTAGCTACTTTTTTAATAACTTGTTTAACTGGTTTTTGAACTTCTTCTTCATCTGAGTCATCTGATGAATCTACTTCAACAATTTTACTTGTATTAGGAGTTGGTGCTACTACAAATTCTTCGTCTGAACTATCATCATCACTTTCATCATCACTTTCATCATCTTTATTAATATTAATTGTATCTACTTGTTTAGTAATTGTATCTACTTGTTTATTACTTGTATCTACTTGTTTATTAATTTTTGGTATTTCATCTTCAGAATCTGAATCAATAAAACTGTCTGAGT